GAATATCATCTAAATCATATGGACGTTTAATTAGTGTATGAGGTCCAATCATTTCTTTCTCCTCTTTTTCTTTTGTTTCTTTTTAGGTGGTTTAGTCACCTGTTGTTTAATACTTGATCTACTAATCATCATACATCATGGATACAATTTGACCACCAGTCATAGCAGAAACTATTCTACCACCTTTTTTTGCATATCCCATTTTATTAACTGTTTCTGGACTTTCTTTTTTTAAAGCTGCTAGTCCCGGTTGTGCTTCAGGATTAATAGGTTTTAAAGCTCCACCAGCTTGACGTTTTACTTTAGGTAGTCCTTTGTAATCTATTATTGCATCTTTATTAATAAAAACTTCTGTTTTAGGTATACGATTAGTAGTTTTCTTTTGTTTAGAAGGTGTAGGTTTTCTTTTAGGAACAGAAGGTTTTCTTTTAGGAGCAGGAGGGGCTGCTTGTGCTTCTTTTTTAGGTTTTTTAGCAATAGTAGTTAAACCTGCAATTCCTGCTGTAGCTGCTGCACCTTTAGCTGCTGTTCTAAGATTTTTTGCAATCGCTTGATCTTTTTTTGATACACCTTCTAATTTACCTGTTTTTTTATCTCGCAAAGCAACACCTGATCTTCTTCCTTTTTCACCTTGGCCTAATGCTATTTTTGCAATTTTTGTAGCTTTTTTAACTTTAGGTGTTACTGCTCTTTTTTGACTTTGTAGAGCTTTTACAAGAGCTTTACCAGCCGTACCTAAACCTCTACTAGCAGCAGCAACACCAACACCACCAATAGCACTAGCAGCTAACATAGCAAATTGTTTATTAAATTTACTACGTGATCCTTTCATTGCTTTATCAGCAGCATCTGCACCAATTTTTTTAGCTTCTACTCTACTTTTACCTTTATTTAAAGCAGCATTAGTAGCTTTTAGTCCTGCTTGAACAGCCCTATTTTCTGCTGGTGTTCCTGTAATAGTGCGTTCTGTTTGTCTCATTCTACTCATAATTAATCCTCTACCTTAAAAGATTTACCTTGAGTGTAGTCTTCATCTACAATTACATCTTGAGGCGGTCCTTTTACATCTGGACCTTTACGTGCAGCACCATAGCCTTGTCCAGTAGGTCTACCTACAATATCATCTAAATCATATGGACGTTTAATTAGTGTATGAGGTCCAATCATTTCTTTCTCCTCTTTTTCTTTCGTTTCTTTTTAGGTGGTTTAGTCACCTGTTGTTTAATACTTGATCTACTAATCATCGTACATCATGGATACAATTTGACCGCCTGTCATAGCAGAGACTACTTTCTTATTACGTAATTCTTCAAAATCACTAGCTTCTAATTTACCATCCTTATTTACATCTAATTTTTTTTGTTTAGGTGTAAGAGGTTTTTGTTTATCTTTTTGTAAATTCTTTTTAAGTTGGTCAATATCTTTTCTTTCTTGAGGCGTAATAGGTTTTTTAGGATCTCTATCTTTTAAATCTCGTAATACTTGATTACCTTTTTTACGTTTTATTACTTTATTTTCATCTTTAGGTAATTGTCCAAAATCTATAGTTACATTTTCATCAACAAAAACTTCTGTTTTAGGTATACGATTAGTAGTTTTCTTTTGTTTAGAAGGTGTAGGTTTTCTTTTAGGAACTGGTGGTGAAGTTACTTTAGATTTAGTTTTTTTAACTTTTCTTTTTTTATCTCCTAATTGTGGACCTATACCTCTTTCAGTTGCTTTCATTCTACTAGCTACATTAGTTTTACTATCTATAGCTTTTTTACGTCTTTTTGGTTTTTTAGGTAAATTAGCCCCTGCTATTACTCCAGTTGCTCCTGATCCAATAATGACTTTACCTGTTGTTCCTTGAGATAATGTTGCTTGAGTTGTATTTCTACCTTTAGGTTTCCTACCTTTAGATTTTTTAGTTGCTCTAACTATACCTTTACCTATATTTTTACTTGTTTGACTTGCTAGTTTAATAACTTCTTTTATTTCTGCTGGTGTCATTCTTTTTAAAGATTTTTTAAGTGCTGCTTTTAATATAGCCATAATTAGGGTGCTCCTGTTTGAATTGTATTTGGCCCACCAGCAGGAGAAGCAGCAACTGCCATATCATCCTGTCTAGTTCTTCTAGCCTGATTACGTAATGCTTGAACTTGATCAACATATTGTTGAGTCCAATATTGTAAATTATTCCAATCTTTATTAAACATTGTAGCTTCCATCAAAGAAGCATAAAATAAAGCATTATAACAATATTCACTAAAATAATTAGTTGTTGTTACACTTGTTCCTGTAGCAGATGCTAGAGGTAATGGTTGAGATTGTGTTTGAATTTCTGTTGTTATAGCTGATGTAGGAGTGGGAACTATTTTTAATGTAAGATTATCTTTTCTAGAATAATATCGTGGTGTGCCAGTGGAAGCACTAACAGGCCAATAGTCCTTGACATATTCAAAAGTACGTGGTAATAAATTAGTAACAGTAGTTCCAGTGCTAACTATATAGTTTACATTACGAACTATACGTACACGATCATTAAGAGTTACTGCACCAGCATTACCAGCAGATACAGAAACATTTGTAAATTCATCTAATCCAAAATCATCAAGATCTTTTACAAGACGAAACTCTGCTCGTTGTATAAAACCAGTAATAGCACTGGTGAACTCAGTGCCATCATTTTCAGAAGTCTCTTGTATGTCTGATTTTAGTTGAGCAAAATTAGGCATGTTAACCTACATATAATGTAATAGTAGGAGCATTAACTCCTGATACAGAGACACTTACAATACCATGTATAGGAACACCCATATCACCTATGTACATATCATTTGAATCTGTAGCACCTACACGATAATGAATAGCATTACCTTTTGCTGTTTTATTTGTAATTTGTTTACTACCTGATATTACAATTTCACCTGCAACAGTAGAAAAAGTATGTATAGCAACAACACGACTAACAGTAGGTACAGGATTAGAACCAGTTCCATCACCACCTAATGTTACTGCTGGTGCATCTACAAATCTAAATCCTGTTATAATTGCACCGTCACTGCTTACGTTATGTGCTACTTTAATATTTGAAGCCATTTATATTCTCCATGTAATAAAGAAGGAGGTGACATAATGCCACCCCCTCGCTTTTATTAAGTACCAGCACTTCCAAAGAAGCCACGCCAATCAGATACACCAAAGCTATATCGCTCTCGTGCCTTAAAGCGTAGATTACCAGTATCAAAATCAGGCTCCATTTTTGTTTGAAGTGGAGAACGAACAAACATCTTTGTACCATTAGGAACATCTGTCTTAATGAAATAAGAGGTTGTATCCGTAAACCTGCGATTAATAAAGTAACCTTCTGGAATCATGCCCAAGTGACGAGTAGCATTTATAGCATTCGTATTTGGGTTTGCACCAGCAGCACTCGTTTGAGTATTACCGGGGCTTGCCAAGATACGATCTGTAATTGCCCATGAATCAACTGGAACATGAAGTGAAATAGCACTTGCACCTATCAAAATACCACGATCATCTTTAAGTTTTTGAATCGTAGTAAGAGCAGTTTCAAGTGTTGCTTCCGTAAGATCAGCCGCTGCAAGAAGGTTAGACTGATTACCATCAGAGATTGTGGGGTGTGCGGCAGAAAAGAACGCAGCACCATCACCAATGGTGTCAGAAAAACCGTTATTGAAAAGATTAGCAGCTTTCACTTGTTTGGTATTTGCCATTGCACGAGCAAGGCCACGAGCACGAAGCTTGGCAAACGAATCATATAGATTGTCTTCCATTGCTTCTTCTGTGACAGCGAAGGCAAGAGCTACAGTCTCGTGTGTATAACGAGCCGTGAAGCTTTCTTGTGCATTGTCAAAACTGACAGTTGCACCTTCACCCTTTACAGGGGCAGTACCAAAACCAGTGAAGAGTACTTCCTCTTCAAAAGCACGATCTGAATTTTCAGTTTCATAGAGAGGTGCGTGTTCATCGTTTACCTCTCCATACTCCATCCCGAATACAGCATTTAGACCCGGAAGGAGTTGTTTGCTAATACTAGCTCTATTAATAGCCATAATAAACCCTCCTTATTAAGCACTTGATGCCGTAGCAGTTACAAAACGATCACGGTGATGGTTTAACCAAACTTCAAGAATTGGTTTAGCATCATCGCTACCTTCATCTGGGAACTTAGCTCGTCCAATGGCACGAACAGCAGCAGCAGATTCAACACCAGATGCACCATCAAGGTAGTAGCTGGATTGACCTGTTGTCGTGTTACCACTAGAAGCTGTTGAGCTAACGGTCACATTGTAGTTTTTAACAATTAGCAACTCAGCCGCAGAAACGGTAAGAGATGCTTGAATGTAATAAGTCTGATCAGGATCAGTTATTACAAAAAATTTAATGTCCGTGGCTGAAACCGTACCCGGCCAAAAACGTGAGAACTTTTGTTCTCCATTTTCAACATACTGACAACCCATGAAAACCCCTGAAGGTTTTAGAGTTGCAGCAATAAATGGTGATATAGTAGCAAAGTTAGCACCCGGTAAAACCACTGGATCACCAGTAAAGATTTTATTTGTGGGGCTACCTGTCATACCAGTTGAGGTAATCTCAATGGTATCAGTGACAGCTTCATTATTATAGTTACCACCTTTTTTACGAGCAGGAATGAAACCACGAAATGCTGCGGTACTAGACATGTTTCATTCTCCTTAATTAAATATAAAGACAGTCAGTCCTGAAAGGACGGTTGTCTGCCTTTGGTTGTAACAGAACGGCTAGTATTAGAAATAGGCATACGAGAATCAGAGCTTCGCATAAGTTGTGCATTAACTGCATCCATCATGTCATTAGCTTTCTTTTCGTAGTATCTCTGCCTAGCCTTTGCTTTTCCTGCTGGTATCTTAGCAAGAGCTAAGTCTCCACGACTTACTGTGCCTTGATACCTGCCACCCTCTTTCACGACAGAGGATAAAGCCATTTCAGGTACTTCTTCAGGATCAACGAAGACCCAACCTTCTTGCTGACGTTTGCCAACATTAATATAGTCATCTTTACCTTGAAGGGAGACTCGTATCCAACGTAATGCCATTTGTTCTTGATCAAACCTCTGCTGTACAGCTTCAGGAATATCAAGAGCATTTGGCTCTTCAAAAGTCCATTCTTCTTCTCTCACTGAATTTTCTCTTTGGCTTTTAGTCCGTGATTCATTTCGTGTCATATTATTCCTCCACGCTTATATTATATCTGTATATTCGCCATCAGCCTGAGTAACTTTCATTTTCTCAGCGGCATATTGTTCAAGTGGTATATTCCATCTATTAGCAAGTCTTACGTCTTCTTTTGAAAGTTTAACTTTTTTACTAGAGGTTGGAGATGAGCGTGAACTCCCCGATACCACTTGAGCAGGTTGCTTCGTGTTGTCCTGCACACGTTGCGAAGTTTGACCAAAAGCCGTTTCCAACCTCTTATCAATTTCTTCGTAAAATTCGTTACCATTAGGATCATATCCTTCATTCTTTAATTCTGCATCTAATGCTAATGCAGCAGCAGTCTTAATTGTATCTTTACCAAACCATTCATTTTCTTCAGCCCATTCTTGAGCTTTTGGATCTACAGTTTGAGTCTGTTGTTGCTGTTGAACTGGTTGTTGAGCTTGTTGTTGTTGTGTATTTTCTTGTTCATATGATACTCTAGCTTTCCAGTTTTGAATATTTTTTAATTCTGCTTTAGCTTCAGCAAGAGTTTCTTGTGCAGCTAAAGCTTTTTCTTTATCACCAGAGTCAAAAGCTTCTAAATAAGCTTGTCTTGAAAGTTCAATATTTTTTTCTAAATGTTCTTGACCTTTATTAATAGTTGTATTAGTAACATTTTTTAAATCTCTTGACTTATCTTGTAAGCTTTGTTTAAGTTCTTCATTTTGTGATATAAGTGCTTCAATTTGTTCTTCACGTTCTTTACGTTGTCGTATAAGTTGTTTAATTCTTTTTTCAGCACCTTTAGTTTTAATACCTTCTAGTTCTTTAGGTTCTTCTTTAAGTTCTTCTTTTTGAGGCGCAGCTTCTTCTTTTGGTTTTTCTTCTACAGCTTCAAGAACTTCTTCTTCACCTTCTACTTCAAATTCTATTTTATTTTCTTCTTCTTTAGATGGGACTTCTATTGTATCCCAACCTTCATTTTGATCACTCATTATTTTCTCCGTTAGTCACGATCTAAACG